AATAAAGCAACCAGATGACGGCACACATTGCTAGAAAGGATGCCCCGGCAACCGCGTACACGACCATTTTTAGTCGCCCTCTGACGGCCTTGAATATCATTTCAGCTTGCGCGTGAAGAACTCTGTCAGAAGCGCTTTGACTTTTTCAGCGCCCAGGTGCGCAACCATTCCAGAGCAGGCCACTGACAACCCTGGTGTCCACTGAAATAGCTCAATGCAAATCATGTACGTGACGAACGCAAAGAAGCCGGCAGAGGTTACAGATAGTGCAAACGCGCACTTATCCCACTGTCTTGAGCCACTTTTAACTTCGCCAAGGTATGCCAAGCCACCGCCGAGAACGCCGATGACCACTGCGAGCAAGGCATCCCAGTATTCAGCCGTTTTTGCTATAAGCGTGATGATCGTCTTTTCGAACATTCCTCTACCCATTGTTCTTCCGGCCTCGGCCAGCGGTGAATTAATAACTCCACACCCAGGGACGCGGGCGATTTGGTTCGTTCTGCAAATCATCGAGATGGATAAATCGACTGTTGCCAGACTGTTTGACGCCAACGCCGGTAAATCCATGCTTTAGCGCAAGCCCAATCAGCTTTAAGGCATCCCCGCCACGCACGAGCACATCACACGCATGACCGGTACTGTGCGCACCCGGCTCGCTCTTACGCGCCTCAATGGGGTGAGTCTTGTCGCGGTATCCGCTGCTGATAACCATGCCCTTGCCGTAGTCCGTGCGCAGCGCTTGCAGTCGATCCATGAAGCCAGCATCCATTCGCATTTGCGCTGTGTGCTTACAGCGAAATTCGCCAACACTGAAATTCGGGTAGTTGCTCCAGTTCATGCTGGCTCCGGAAACATAAAAACCGCTTGAAAGCGGCAGGGTATAGCGAGTGGATCGCGGGTGTTTGGGCATAAAAAAACCGCCAGCTCAGGTGAGGGCGGTTTTCGTTGGTATCTTTGACTAGTTACAACATATTGTACTTGCTGGACCCCTGGTGTCAACATCTGGTGTTTAAGCGGCTTCTGGCACCCGAAAGCCCAAGATGCACTCCAACTGTGAATACCCCTTGCTAACCCGCCTTTGAAACGCTTTGACAGTGCAATTCAGAAGCTCTGCGCAGGCTGAATCATTCCAGTGAATCTCTAGCCGCTGTTCTGTGAATGGGTCGATCGCTACCTTGATGCGGTTGCGGTATGCCCGGTCAACGCAGAGGGCGGTTACCCGCAGGGGTGACTTTTCAGCCATGGTCTGAATTCGATCATAGGCCATCGCGAATTCCTCTGGCATTTTCTGCCGCTTGATCTTGTCCACTTTATCCGCCAGCGGGCAAATCTCGCTGAAACCAGATCCAGAGGGTGGTCGACCTTCGAAGTCTGACCAGGCGCCCATGATGCTGCGGCTTTCGCGTGATATCTGGTCAATAGTATCCTCGCGGAGAATGTAAGCAATGTATCGATCATCCTCTCGTTGCGCCAATTCCCGCGCCCGGGTCTGCTGTGCCGTTCTTCGATTTTGCTCTGCCATACCCATCCCTCGTTGATGTACCTGGTTCAGTCGTGGCCAATCAATCAGTGTTAACTTCCAGCTCCACTTCACCCAGGAACATCAGGCAGCATACAGCGTGCGCGGCGTGGTGCAGGCCGGTCTCGTCGTCACACATGATGTCCTGTTGCAAAGCGTTGATGTGGCGCTTGGCAGCAGCAATGTAGCGCCGGCGAAGGTCTGGTACGTTGCGCCAGTTGTCGGGGCTGTACTTTTTGGCGCCGGCGGTGAGCACCCGGGCCACTTCCAGCTCCATGTGCGGCGGGATCAGATCGAACGCGGGTTTGTCGTCGTCGTATTTGACGCCGCTAAACTCTAATCTATCGTGCTCACCCAAGCAGTTCGGCACTTTGCAATCGAGCTCAAAAGGCGCCCCGGGCTTAAGGCGAAGATCGTGACCGCAATTAAAATGGGCGATATCGAATTGCTCAGCGTCAGCGCTCATACTGGCCTTACCTCTCTAACGGTGGTCAAAAACTGCCTGGGCTTTGTGCCCGTTACGCGGTACCAGGTTTCATTGGTCCACATATAATCGGGCTTTATTTCGGATACGGTGCCGATGTACTCACCGCCGGGCAGGGTGACCGCCACTCTGTCGCCTACAGAGATAGTCACGCGGCGCCCTGAATTTGAATGAATCCTTTATCAATCAGCCGTTTCTGTGTCCGGATAACGCCTTGCAGGTGTAGCAGGTCGCGCTGTTCGCGCCAGATGCCACTGCCTGCATAGCCACCATCCAGAAATTCGTGGCAGGCGCTGCAGGCGTAAGCCGCTTGCCAGTCCGGATTCTTCATGCCAACGCCGGCGCCGTTAAGGTGAGCCAGGACCACAGTCGCGGAATTGCCGTTGCATACACCTGGTACGCGCACCAGGCACTGCTCACCCTTAGCACTGAGCCTGATCTTACTGGGCCTTGAGGTCTTGGACTTGAGCGGCGAGCGGGCAGCCAGCGGGGCTTTTCGTGTGAGAGCCATAATTACTCCTTGAAGCCGGCTTTAAAGCGTGGCTTTGCCTGTGTGGCAGGTTGGTTGACATCGAGCGACTGAACTTTGCCGCCCTTTGCCTCGAACGCTGCAATGTCACGCTCTATCTTTTCCCGCCGTTCCTGAATCTTCTTGAGTGCCTGGGTTTCAATCTGCACAATCAATCTCCGTGGTATCGCTGACCGCCTGGGCCATAGCCCCGGCTGCTGTCTTGTTTGGCCTGCTCTAGCAGCTGGCGGCGCAGTTCGTTGTTCTCTTCACGCTGGCGGTTCAGGCGCAATCGCAACTGAATCACCATGTTTTCGGGGGCCAGGGCCTCGCCTGTTTCGTTGTCGATCAGGCCCGTGGCGTTACAGTCGTGGCAGGGCATCTGGTGAAACAGACCCTGAATCATCCCGCTGGCCTTGCAGATCGGGCAGGATCTCAGCGGCCGGATCTGCTGGCGGAAGCTGGGACCGGCTTTCTTCACGCCGGCGCGCCTTCGGTCAGGAAGCCCATGCAGTAAAGCTCAATGCGTATACGGTCTGTTGAGTAGCCATACCTGCGCTGCAATGCCGCGAACGTCCGCTGTTTGTATTCACGCTCCAACCTGTTGCGCTCTGCGACAAGCTGGCGGACAAGCACCTGGTCCTCTTCAGCCATGTAATTCGGCATGTGGCCGGCGGCCTTCATCACGGTTTCAATGGAGCATTCAAACTTGGCGCCAATCCTTGCGTTGTTCAGGCCTCGGAACTGATCCAGCAATCCCTGGCCATCGATGTATTCCTGGGCGACTTGACGGATCGTCAGTGTCTGCTTCATGCGCGCACCTCACTGACCAGGGCGGTCTTCGACGAAGCAGGCGCCACCACGAAGCACGGCAACAGCGGTTTGGCTTGCGATTCGGCCAACCAAACGACGTTGTGCTGCGCGCCAAGCGGGCTCAGGCAGGCTGGGTGGAAACAAGCGGCTGGCAGCTTTGGTTTTGCCGTCGTTGAGCAAGGCGAGCATTCGGGCGATGTCGGGCCAGTGGTAATCCTGATCGCCAACAACGAGCTTTGTCTTGAGTCGGTCAAAGACGCTTTCGATTTGGTCAAGCGACAGCCCGCCAATGGTCTTGGCCCACTCTCGGCGCATGATCTGAAATTGCTCGTCAGAATTTCCCCAGAGTGTTTTTGCGCGGGAGCGGCCATAGATCGTGACGATCCGGGCGAAGAAGGCGCTGGTCTTGTCGATTTGCTCAGGAGTGAAGCGTGGCGCATTAGAAGTTTTCCCTGGCGTATTCAAAGTCGGTGAGCTGCCGTGTGAGTCTTTCGTCAGAGCTGCTACCACTTTTCCGATTTGCTTCATTGCCGCCACCGTTGTGTTGTCCGTTGTTGTTTGCCACTGGGACTGGAGCGCCCAACTGGCCAAGATAATTATTGAACTTCTCTGCGTTGAACAGAGTGGCGGGCCGCAGGTACTGCTCACGGTTCTGGTCGCCCAGCCACTCTTCGCACTTGCGATCGATCACCGCTTTGAAGTCCGCCAGCGTGGCGCCTTCCTTCGCCCTGGCATGGATCAGCTTTGTGCTGGTGGGCACGGCCTTGAAGTTTCGGCCCGCTTTGAGGTTGAGATACTCGATTGCATCCGCCGCAACGTCGGGTTGCCCGACAGAGTCTTTAGATTCATTGACTGGTTCACTGACAGATTCAAAAGAGTGACTGATTCCGGGTGCAGATTCTGCACTAGGGGGTAGTGCAACCATTTCACTATGTGGTGCAACGGTTTCACTAGGTGGTGCAGTATTTGCACTAGGGGGTGCAGATTTTTCACCCCCTAATGTCACCATATAAACGTTGGTTCTGTTGCCTTTCGGCCCCTTGCGACTTCGCTTTTCAATCAAGCCTTCAGCACACAGCGCATCGATGTGATTCATGGCACTGCGCTTGCTCATCTCACACTGGTCAGCGATGTGCTGATAGGATGGCCAGCACTCGCCTTGGTCATTGGCGTTGTCTGCCAGCTTGAGGAGTACAAGCTTCTTACCGGCGGTGCCAGCTTTGATGCCAAAAGCCATGGCCATTAACATAAGACTCATTGCAAGCCGCCTTGCAGTTTGTGAACAGCCCACTTGCCCGCAACCCAGTTGATGCCCTTCGGGGTGAACTTAGCGCCGTTGTAGGCGTGGTCATTCTTAGCGACACCAGCGCGAACCACGAAGCGGCCAGCGTCCATGTGCTGCCGGTATGGAGTCCACTCCCCGCCAAGTTTGTACATGATTCCTTTTTCTTCCAGGAAGGCGCGGAACTTGAATTCATTAATACCCAATAGCTTGGCGACCT